ATCTACTTTTGCTACAACAGTTGTAAATGGTGAATTTCAAGGTGTAACTGAAACAATACCCCATACTAGAAATTTTACTAGAATTAAATTAGAGTTTTACGTGGATAATGAATATAAATCACTTAAGTTTTTAGAACACTGGATGGAGTATATAACTGGTGGATCTACTGCAGAACAAATGGATAATGCTTATAATTTTAAATTAAACTATCCAATAGATTATAGATCACAGTCAACTAAAATTGTAAAATTTGAGAAAAATTATAAACAATCCCTTGAATATAATTTTAGAGGTTTATTTCCTGTTGTATTAGATTCAACTAGAGTACAGTATCAGAATTCAAATGTTTTAAAGGCGAGTTGTGCTTTCGCTTATGAAAGATATATTTGCGGAAAGGCAAGTTCATTTGCTGCAGCAAAAGGGAGCGATCAAAATAAAAGTTCTAGTGCAGCAGGAAAATACGGTTCAGATCCTAGAGCTAGTATTATAAATCCAGGTGTTGCTAATAACGATGAAATGTATAATCAACTGAAGTCATTTACAACTTTACCTACAGTAAACCGTTCTGGTAATAATACTTATTTTGGAAATGATGCTCTTAGTGGTAATGTTATTAGTGAGGGATATTACGGAGGATAAACTAAACTTCAAATTACCTCTATAAATAAAAATACTTGAACTGAGCTTATTATGCCCTTACCAAAGATTTCGACTCCTTCTTATGAGTTAGTTATTCCTTCTACTAAGAAGAAAATTAAATTTAGACCTTTTCTAGTCAAAGAAGAAAAGATTCTAATTATTGCTATGGAGAGTCAGGATAATAAACAAATAGCAAATGCTATTAAAGATGTTCTTTCTGCTTGTATTTTGACTAGAGGTGTAAAGGTTAATGATCTTTCTACCTTTGATATTGAATATCTATTTCTTAACATTCGTGGTAAGTCTGTTGGAGAAGAGGTTGAAGTTATGATTACTTGTCCTGATGATGGTGAGACTCAAGTTCCAGCAGTCATTAATTTAGATGATATAAAAGTTCAGGTAAATGATGAGCATACTCCAGACATTAATTTGGATGGTGAGTATACTTTGAGGATGAAGTATCCATCGATGGAAGAGTTTATTAAAACTAATTTTTCTACTGATGGTGAAGTGAATGTTGATGATACATTTAAATTGATTGCATCATGTGTGGAGCAAGTTTATTCTGAAGATGAATCTTGGGCTGGTGCTGATTGTACAAAAAAAGAATTATCTGAATTTGTAGAATCTCTTAATTCAAAACAGTTCAAATCTATTGAAAAATTTTTTGATACTATGCCCAAATTGTCACATACAGTTAAGGTGACTAATCCAAAAACAAAAAAGGAAAATGAAGTCGTGTTGGAGGGTCTGCAGAGTTTTTTCGCATAAGTATGGCTCATGAAGATCTTGAGTCATACTATAAGATTAATTTTGCGTTGATGCAACACCATAAATATAGCTTAACGGAGTTAGAAAATATGATGCCTTGGGAAAGAGAAATTTATCTCGCACTCCTACAGCAATACATTGAAGAAGAAAATTTAAAACAACAACAAAATGGCTGAACCCATTCAATCACCAATAGGAGGAGGAATACGTGCTGTAAGACGTAACGTTTCTGCTAGTATGTTTACTGGTGGTGGTGTTATAAAACAGCAGGGTGATGGTGGTACAGCTGCTGCAGTTAATAGAAATGCTGGATTACTAAGTAATATTTCTACTCAAGTTGATACTATAAGTCAGCAGACAATTATATTAAATAAATCATTAGAAGTAATATCTTCAAATTTAGCCGCTGGCTCTGCTTTAGATAAACAAAGAGAAGCAGCAAATGCTGTTAGACAAAGAAGATTAGCGAAGCAAGGATTAATAGATGCAAAAGAAAATGCAATAGAAACTGGCATTAGAAATGCTATAATGGCTCCTGTTAAAAATATAGGTAAGAAAGTTCAAATTGGATTAGGTAAATTAGTTAATGTATTCTTCTTATTAACTGGTGGTTGGTTAATAAACAAAACTATTGATATGCTTAGAGCATTGAGTGGTGATAATCAAGAGAAGTTTGTAAAAATAAGGAACGATTTATTAAAAGGATTATTAGTTATTGGGGGAGTAGTTGCACTTGCTACTGCAGGAATGGGTGCATTAACTCTAGGTTTAGGTAAACTTGGACTGACATTAGCAACAGTAACTGCTGTTGGTTTACTTGGTGTTCCATTAACAAAATTGAAGAATGCCATACTAGGTATTGCAAAGAAAGCACTTGGTGGTGTTGGTAAAAGTGCTGGTAGTAATATAGCTGGTTCTACTAATGTAAATGCAGATAAAACAACTAAAACAAAAGGTGGTACTACTCCTCCAAAGAAGGGTGGTGTTAGTGGTGTTGCTAAAAGTGCTGGTAAGATTTCAATATTACTTACTAGTCTTTTTGGTGCAAAGAACGTGCTTGAAGGAAAACCATTCCAATATGAAGTTGTAGATCAAGGAATGGGATATGGTGGTGCTGCTGTTGGTGGTATGATTGGTGCTAAAATTCCTGGACCTCCTTGGTTCAAGGCATTAGCAGGTGTAATTACTAGTATAATTTTCTTCAGCGAAGGTTATAAATTTAGAGGTGGAGTTCAAGATGCCGTAGGTGCAGATAAATTGACAGAACTTCAAAATGAATTAGAACAGGGTGGTGATGTAATGCCTGGTGCGATGAGTCCTATAACGGATCAGGATTTACTTAATGAAATTGAAAATCAAAGACCAGCAAGAGAAGATTTTGGTGCTGGTAGAAGTGGAGCAAAGGCATATGAAGAGGCTTTATCAAAATTTAATGAAGATGAAGGTGATAGAATAAAAGAATTACAAAATAAAATTAAAGAGCAGAAACCTGAACCTATCAGAAATAGTAGGGGTAGAATTGCAGGATATAAAACGGATGATGCAAAGATTGAGCCATCAACTAGTAAGAAGGAACAAACTAAGAATTTATCTAAAGAGTTGGGTTCTTTAGAAGAACCTCCTGCTAATATAATTCCATTTCCTTCTATGAGTGAAGATGTTGATCCTAATGCAGTAGAAGGAAATGTTGCTGCTGGTGGTGTTGGTGGAGGTGTTCCTGTTATACCAGCATCAAATGTAGATAATAGTTATGTATTTCTTGCATTCAAAAACTATCAGGTAGTTCCAACATAACATGGATCCAAACGCTCTAATTAGTTCAACAACAAGTCTTAATAAGATAAGTAGATCGTTTACTGGACTTTCTACTGGTATCGCTAAGTCTAGTTTTTTAACTAGATCTATTGCCAAAAATATTAATACTGAGAATAGAAATAAAAGGAAACTTATATCTTCCGATGCTTCATTCTTCAGAAGTAGAAGAGAGGGTATTTTAAGAAGAAAAAGAGAAGATGCTGTTGAAGCTCAAGGTTTACAAGGATCATTAAAGCAACGTGGGAAAGTTATAAAAGATACTGGAAAGGGATTTTTAGGTAGAATACTTAGTTTTCTTGGAATAGTTTTAATAGGTTTCGTAGCTAGTAGATTACCTGCTATTCTAAAAGCTGTTACTGGGTTAGTTAAAAGAATTCAACAAGCAGTTGGTATTCTTACTGGTTTTGTAGATGGAGTTGTTGGTATATTTACAGGAATGGGAGAAAAATTGACTGAAATAGTTGGTATGTTCAGTGGATTTAATTTTTCTGGTACTCAAGAAAAATCAAAAGAATCTCTAACAAAAGTTAATGATGATCTTAATAAATTGAATAGAGGTTTTATTGAATCGGTTAATTCGTATAAAGATGATAGTGAATTAGATGATGCAATAGCTAAAATTAATGAGAAGAGAAAAGAAAGACCTTGGTGGGATCCACTTGGAGTTTTTGAAGAAGAAGAAGAGGGTGAAGAAAAAACTGATGAAGAAAAATATAATGAATCTAAGTCTGCTGATGATAAGTCATGGGGTGAGTTAAGTGATAAAGAAAAGAAAGACTTTTTAAATAAAAATGCAGAAATAGAAGCAGCAAAAGAATTAGATTTCACAACCTTAAATCAGGGTGGAGAACTAAAGAAGGGTGAAGCAGCAGTCGTTGGTGACGATGCCAAAGGTAAGGGTAAAGATAGAGAGTTATTCATCCCTAATCAGGACGGATTTGTTTTTCCAAATAATATAACTGAAAAACTCCTTGAGGCTTCTAGTTTCTTAGAATCTAAGAAAAATAAATTTAACTTGGAACCAAAAGAAGGATATGCCAATATTGAAGGTATGTTTAGTGGATTTGGTGTAGAATCTAGTATATCAAAATCAACTAAGAATAAAATAGACCCTTCATCTATATTTGGTAGTGGGTTTACGTCTTCGGGTGCTGAAGATGTTGAAGGTGTAATGAGTTCTTTGATGGGTATTGGTAAATCATTAATGCCTGAGATGGAATCAGTTGCTAATGAATTGAAAGATGTTATTGATACACCAGAAGTTCAAGAAACTTTTGCAAGTGTGAAGGAGAGTATGCAAGGTGTTATTAAGGAGATAACACCAAAGAGAAAAGGTGCAACAATTATGATGCCTATGCCACAGGAAGGTCAATCTCAATCTATGAATTCTCCTCAAGGAGATGCTGGCACACCAACTCGTATTACTGGTGGCGGTGGTGGTGTAAATATAAAGGAATATCATAAACATTTAGCAACGTTAATTACAGCATATACTTAAATGGAAGCATTAGATAGATCAAAATATGATGAAATTGTAATTGAATCGGCAGACGGTTCAAAGACGGTTGATATTGCTCCTGGTACTGTAATGATTGATTATTATGAGGATATATTTTCACCAACTCTTACTGCTAAATTACAAGTTACCTCTGAAGGAAATACTATAGTAGGAGAAGATGGAGAATTGCAATCAATTTATAATGGTCTACCTTTAAGAGGTGGAGAAACGGTTACTTTAAAGATTAAAGGAAATACTGAAGATAATCCAGGAATTGATTTAAAATTCTTTGTATCTAGTATTAGTAATGTAATTGTAAGGAAAAAAACAGAATCTTTCTCATTAAATTTGGTTTCTATTGGTGCAATAACTAATGAGACATCTAGAGTTGGTAGAAAGTATCCAACATCTAATAAGATATCAGAATCAGTTAAGGATATAATTAAAAATAAATTGAATGATGATCGTGAGGTTGATATAGATCCAACTCAAAATGTATATGGATTTATTGGTAACATGAGAAAACCATTTACTCTTTTAATGTGGTTGGCATCAAAATCTGTACCTGAAGCATCTAAAGATGATGCTACTGCAGGATATCTATTTTATGAAACTGTAACTGGATTTCATTTTAGATCTCTTGATAGTATAATAGATAGCAAACCAGTAGCAAAATATTATTCGAGTGAAGTTATCGATAAAACTAATAATGATTTTAAAATTATAAGGTATAGCACATCTTTAAATGAGGATGTACTGGGTAAACTTCAAAGAGGTGCTTATTGTAGTTACAGAATATTTTTTGACCCATTAACTTTTAATTACACAGATCCATCTAAAGGTCCATTTAAATTAGAAGATTATAGAAAGAAGTCTGCAACTTTAGGTAAAGATGTTGTTCTGCCAGGTAATCTGGGTAATTCTCCTAGTAGATTTGTTACTGCTATTATGGATAGAGGAACTATGGAAAGAGGTGTATCTAAAACAGAGAATGCTGATCCAACTCTTAGTCAATCTCAAGCACTTATGAGATATAATTCTATATTTTCTCAGAAAGTTAGTATGACAGTACCATCCAATACTAATTTGGAAGCTGGTGATATTATTGAATGTGAATTTGCTCTTACTTCAGCAAAGAATACAGTTGATACTGAGCAAAGTGGTCTATATATGATTAAAGAACTGTGCCATCATTTTGATCCAACTGGTTCATATACTTCATTAACACTAATCAAAGATACATACGGAACTAAAGCGAAATGATAGAAGAATCAATATTAAAAAGTAATTTTGTAGGAAGAGATGGATTTAGGTGGTGGATCGGTCAGATTGCACCAGAGGAATGTCAAGGTGGTCAGTTAAATCAAGTTGTAGATACAATACCAGCTCCATTACCACCTGGTGCTAAACCTGATGATTACGATCAGGATGATCCTTGGGGAAATAGAATTAAGGTAAGGATTATGGGGTATCATCCTCAAAATCCAATTGAATTACCTGATAAGGATTTACCTTGGGCTCAGATTTTATTACCAGCAACCGCAGGATCTGGTGGCGGTGGTGTTTTTAGATCAACTAGATTAACTCCAGGTGATAGTGTATTTGGTTTCTTCCTTGATGGTGATGACGCACAGTTACCTGTAATATTGGGGATATTTGGTAGAGCTTCGGCTCCAGTAAAACTTGGACCTTATTCACTTCCATTTGCACCTTATACTGGATATACTAAAAAGAATCCACCAAGTGCTTATTTCTTAAATAAAGAAGTTGGTGACCAATCAGGACCTAGATCTACTCCATTACCTTTTGATTTACCTAAAGAAATTGCAGATAAGGTAAACACAGCTAAACTTAGTGAATTAGTTGGTAAAATGGGTGAGGAACTTGGTCAACTTGAATTTGATAAAGAAAAGATACAATCTTCATTTACTGCTTTGGGAAGTATAATTGATACTCCTACAGTATCTTCTATGATACCAACTATGAAACTTGCCAGTAGGCAAATGAAGACTGAAATGAAAAATATGCAGAAAGATTTGAAAATATTAACAGATTCGATTGATAAGGATGCAATTAAAGCTCAGTTTGCCGATGTTCTTGGTGGAATTGATACTGATGCATTCAAAGCAAAATCAAAAGAACTTCAGGGTATAGTAAAACTAAAAATAAAAGAGAGAACTGCGAATGCGAAGGTACAGATTAAAGCATTAGGTGGTGGAATGGCTAAAGATATGATGGGTAAATTGCAAACTGAAGTTGCTAAAAACGCTAATGGTGGATTGAAAAAGACATATAATAAGGTATTCGGTGCTGTTTTTGCAGCAACTAAGAGTAGAGGTAAAGCAAAACAAGCTGGTATAGCAGCACAAGCAGCATTTATTAAACCACTTAAGTCTTTCCACGTAGGCATTCCTTGCCTAATGCAGAATGTTTTAGGTGGTCTTGGAGATTCTATTGATGGAATAATAGATCAGTTAGTAGATAATGTAACTAATTTTACTGATTGTATTATGGATCAGGCGATTGGTGGTATGATGAATAGTGTAATTGGAAGTCTTACAAAAGGTGTTATGCCATCTTTAGGTGGGATATCTAAAATTTTAGGTGGATTTAGTCCTGGTGATTTTCTCAGAGGTAAAGCAGAGAATTTACAGGCAATTGCAAGTATGTTTGAGTGTCAACCTAAAGGAAATTTAGATTCTGTAGAAGTTCAGCAATATGTTATTGGTGGAGGACCAGCACAGGCATTTGACTCTCTTGTAGATGGTATATTAGAAGTGGCAAATACAGCAGATTCTTTAACAGAAGGATTGGTTGGTGCTGTTCAAGGATTTAATATTGGTGGTATAAAAGGTAGTTTGGGTGTATTTGATTTTATGAATCCAAGCGTATCTGTTCCTGGATTTAAGAGTCCACTTGGAGAATGTTATAGTGGACCTCCACTAGGATGTGCTGGTGTGAAACTTAATATATTTGGTGGCGGTGGTACAGGTGCAAAAGTAAGAGCGATATTTGGTGATGTAATTGGTTCAGGTGTAGAAGCAGTTGGTAGTATAATTGGTGTAGATTTAAAGAGTGGTGGATCTGGTTATAATGCAGCACCTTTTATTGAAATCGTTGATACTTGTAATAAGGGGTATGGTGCTTCTGCTAGAGTAGTAATAGATCCTGATCCAGAATCACCGACTTATCAGCAAGTAGTTGATGTTATTATTCTTACTCCTGGTGTAAATTACCCAGTTAGAAATACTGATGGTGAACAGAATGAACCTGTCATAGTTGATCATGTAACTGTTATTACTCCTGGTGAAGATTATGATAAGGATGATAAGGT